TGATAAGGTATAAATTTCAATAGGTAAATTATGAGTGAAGTAAAAGTAAATAAAATAACACCAAGAACAGATTGTGGAACTACACAGTTAGGAGATAGTGGAGACACAGTTACAGTTACAGGTGATTTAAGATCAGACAGTTTAAAAGCGGCTGACGGCGGAGTAATTATTAGTCAGTCAGGAACTACAATAACTTTAGGTGCTTCAGGAGATACAGTATCACTTGCAAGTGGGGCAAGTCAGACAGGATTCGGTAGAACGGGAACTGTAAATTGGGATACAACTCCTAAAACTTCAACTGTAACGGCTGAAAGTGGTGTTGGTTATTTTGTTGATACGTCATCAGGTTCAGTAACAGTAAATCTACCAGCAGGATCAGCTGGTGCAATAGTTGCTATAGCAGATTATGCAAATACCGCGGACACAAATAAAATTGTAATAGCAGCAAATGGTTCTAATAAAATTCAAGGAGTTTCAGGTAATAATTTTGAAATTACTGTAGAAGGAGGATCTGTTACTCTAGTTTTTGTTGATAGCGTTCAAGGATGGAGACCCACAGATGCTTCAACTGCATCATCAATAACAGAAAATAATACTTTTATAAGTGCCACCGGTGGAACAGTTACTACGGTTTGTACAAATTTTAAAGTTCACACATTTACATCACCTGGAACATTTTGTGTTTCAGCTGCAGGAGGTCCAGTAGCAAAAGCAGATTATATGGTAATTGCAGGTGGTGGTGGTGGAGGACCAGACCACGGTGGTGCGGGAGGTGCAGGAGGTTATAGAGAATCTCACTGCACAACGACATCCGGACCATATACGGCTAGTCCTTTAGCAAGTTCAACTTCTTTACCAATTACAGTTCAAGGTTATCCTATAACAGTGGGTGGCGGTGGAACAGGAGGATCTACTACAGCTGATTGTGCAGCTAGAGGAAGTTCTTCGGTTTTTAGCTCTATTACCTCAACAGGTGGTGGAGGAATTAAAACAGCATCCGCGCCTTTAACAGAAGGTCCAATGCCGGGTGGTTCAGGTTCTGGTGCTTCAGGTCAAGGAAATAGTCCAGGTACAGGTGGAGTAGGTAATACACCGCCCGTTAGTCCTCCTCAAGGAAATTCAGGTGGAGCTTCTCAAGCGTCTCCTAGCCACGGAGGTTCAGGTGGAGGTGGGGCAGGTGGAGCAGGTCAAAATGGTGGTTCTCCTCAAAGACAAGGTGGATCAGGTGGAGCCGGCACTCTTACACATATTAACGGAAGCCCTGTAACTAGAGCATCAGGTGGTTCAGGTGGAACATCAACTCCAGGATCTCCACAACCAGCAACTACAGGAGGTGGTGGAGCAGGTGGAGCAGGACCAACTCAAGCAGGAAACGGAACAGCAAACACTGGTGGTGGCGGTGGTGGCGGAACAGGAAACGCATCTCCTTTTGGTGGTGGTAATGGTGGTAGTGGAGTAGTAATAATAAGGTATAAATTTCAGTAGTTGAATGGTAATTAAAATTAATATATAAGGAGAAACATTATGGCACATTTTGCAAAACTAGGATCAAACGGAAAAGTTATTCAAGTATTAACTTTAGATAATAAAGATATGCTGAATGCTGATAACGTTGAAGATGAATCAGTAGGTCAACAATATTTAGAAACACATAATAATTGGCCTGCACAGATGTGGATTCAAACATCTTATAACACTATAAATAATACACATAACTCTGGTGATAACTCAAAAGCATTTAGAGGAAACTATGCAGGTATAGGTTATACTTGGGACGAAGATAATAATATCTTTTGGCCTAAATCACCTTATACATCTTGGGTAAAGGATACTACAACTGCATCTTGGAAATCACCAATTGGTGATCCTCCAGCATTAACTGATGAACAACAATCACAAAATGCAGCTGATACTCATTCTTGGAGTTATGTTTGGAATGAAGCCGGCCAAACTTGGGACTTGACAGACGAATTAGCATAAATTAAAAATGGTGGTGGTATGCAGAAGAAAGTATTAACAGAGCAAGCTCTATATTATGGTGATGTGGCAATGCCTAAAGATTGGGACATTGACCGAGATAAATTATCAGGCGATATTTTACAATCAATAATTCAAAACAAAGATTTTCCATTTTCACGAACGTTCGATATGTTGAACACTTATATGAGAGATTATATAAGTTTGGACTATGGATTTTGTTTAGTTAATAAAGATACCTTTGGTAACATTTATAAACCAGGAGAAACCTCACAACCTTTTATAAATGTAGATCCAGTGGATTTACGTAACTCTCCAGATTATACATTACTATATGGTGTAAAAGTTAAGGACTGTATGGTCAGAATACATTATGAAGACAATAGACGTAAAGGTAGAAGTTGGGACATAAAACTTAAAGACAATATGTTTATTATGTTTCCATCAACTAATATGTATTATTTAACTAACAATCAAAAGGATAGTTTAAATTTTGTGCAAACAATAACTTATGAATATATTTAATGAAATATAGTTATTGGTATTGGCCAAAATATTTAAATATGGATCAAATTAAAAACATAAATAAATGTAAACTATATAAAACTTTAGACGAAAAAGCTAATTCAACAAAAACATCTACAGTAAAATCTATTAAATACGTTGATGCTAAACCTTATTTAAATAATTGTGTTCAAACACTTTATAATAAAAATAAAAAAGAATTTAAATATAATTTATTTCCTTTTTCAAATAATAATAATTTATTACACAATACTTATAAAAAAGGCGGTCAATATAATTGGCATATAGATTGTAATTCAGACGATAATTACGATATTAAATTTACTGTTTTAATTAATGTATCAAACACTGTTTACACGGGTGGTAAATTTAAAATATGGTTTAATGAAAAACCATTAACTATAAAAGAATTAAATAATCCTGGAGCTATGGTAATGTTTAGATCTTTTCATTTACATAAGGTAACTCCTGTTTTAAAAGGTATACGTAAAACACTAACATTATTTTTAAATGGACCTCAATTACAATGAATATATCTAATTATTATTGGTTTTTTAAATCTGCTTTAACACCTAAATTTTGTGATGATGTGATAGCTTATGCTAATCAACAAAAAGAAGTTATGGCTAGAACTGGTGGGTTTGGTGACAAAAAATTAAATAAAGAAGAGGTTAAAAATTTACAAAGAAAAAGAAAATCAGATTTAGTTTGGCTTAATGATACTTGGATATATAAAGAATTACATCCATATGTACATCAAGCTAATAGAAACGCTGGTTGGAATTTTGATTGGGAAAGATCTGAGTCTTGTCAATTTACAAAATATAAATTAAATCAATATTACGATTGGCATTGTGATAGTTGGGATAAACCTTATGATAGAAAAGACCCCAACAATCCAGAACACGGAAGAATTAGAAAACTATCTATGACTTGTCAGTTAACAGATGGATCAGAATACAAAGGTGGTGAATTAGAATTTGATTTTAGAAACTATGATCCACATATGAGAGACGAATCAAAACACAGAATACAATGTAAAGAGATATTACCAAAAGGTTCTATTATTGTATTTCCTAGTTTTGTGTGGCATAGAGTTAAACCAGTAACATCAGGCACAAGATACAGTCTTGTAGTATGGCATTTAGGGAGGCCTTTTAAATAATGTTTATAAATAGTTATTTTCCAACTGTAGTATGGAGTGAGGAAAAACCAGAGTTTGTTAAATCGTTAAACAAAGCAAGTAACAAATATATTACTGATGCTCGTAAAAGAGAAAAAGAATTTATAAAAAAGAATGGTGACTTTGGAAGATCATATCATTCAACACCACTTACAGCTGACAATAATTTTTTAGATTTTAGAAATTACATTGGTCAAAAGTCTTGGGAGTATTTAGATCATCAAGGTTATGATATGTCACAATATCAAACTATGTTTAGTGAGTTGTGGGTACAAGAGTTTGCTAAAAAAGGTGGTGGTCATCATTCAGCACACATACATTGGAATCAACACGTATCGGGTTTTTACTTTTTAAAGTGTAGTGATAAAACTTCTTATCCTATATTTCACGAACCAAAGACTGGTGCAAGATGTACAAAATTAAAAATGAAACCAGACTTAAAAGGTGTATGGCCAGGTCACGAACAATTTCATCTTAAACCTAAACCAGGAACATTAATTATATTTCCAGGGTACTTGGAACACGAATATGCAGTAGATTTTGGTATTGAACCATTTAGATTTATACATTGGAACATACAAGCAGTGCCAAAAGAAATGGCTAAAGATGTCGTTTAAAAAAAATAAATACACAGTTATCCGTCAAGCAATATCAAAAGACCTAGCAAATTTTGTTGCAAATTATTTTAGTATGCAAAAACAAGTTTATGATACTTGTAAAGCCGCAAGATATTTTTCTCCATTTGAAACTATCATAGGATATTATGAAGGAGAGAATGAACAGATACCATATACCTATTCTCAATATGCTAATATGGCTATGGAAACTTTATTACTTAAATGTCAACCAGGTATGGAAAAAGCAACAGGATTAAAATTATATCCAGCATATACTTATGCACGAATTTACAAAAAAGGTGATGAACTTAAAAGACACAAAGATAGATTTAGTTGTGAGATATCAACTACGATGAATTTAGCCGGTGATGATTGGCCTATATATCTAGAGCCATCAGGAGAAGTAGGTAAAAAAGGAATTAAAGTAGATCTTAAACAAGGAGATATGCTAGTTTATTCTGGCTGTGAGCTAGAACATTGGAGAGAAAAATTCAAAGGCAAAGAATGTGTTCAAGTATTTCTTCATTATAACAATCGTAAAACACCGGGATCGAAAGATAACATGTTCGACAAGCGTCCACATTTAGGTCTTCCTTCTTGGTTTAAACGATGATATAATTCTTAGATGGAGGCAGGGCACCACCACATACCCCCTGTCTCCTTTTAAGGATTATATTATATGT